CTGTAACCGCCGGTATCGAGGATGTGATCTATATCTTTAACCAGGATGATTTCACCCTTACCTTTGATACCACCAATCCGCTGATAGTAACCGGCATCACTGCCGTAGCCTCAGCTAAAATTTACCAATTCCAGGGTACGAATAACAGTTTCAATACCACTTCAAAACTGGCCAAAACTTCTGTCGGGCCACGTTATACCGAGGAAATAGATTTCAACGTCGCCGGTCTTTCTGTCGATATTAAAACACAATTACAGGCCATGGGTTACGGGCGCGTTTGCGCTATAGCTGTCAACAATTACAACTCCAGCGACTCAGCCATAGAATTATTCGGCGCGGTAAACGGTTTGATATTAACCGATGCCGAACGCAGCGCAGCCGATGAAACCGTGATGGCGGTTACAAATTAAAATTAACCAATCCCGACAAATTAAGGGAGCCGTATCCACCACGCGCTGTATCCATTGCACCTACCAGCGGCCCGGCAACCTTCGCCAGTACAATTGCAGCAATTGAAGCGTTACTGGCATCTTAGTCAACAGTCATTGGTCATTAGTCATAAAGACTAATGACCTTGCTACCCTAACTAAATCCAATGACTAATGACTTATGCCCAATGACCACAAAGAAATACATCCTAAAACCCGGCAGGCACCAATTTGCGCCAGGTTCAGCGGCAACCCATCACAATAATAATTTAAGCGATGAAGAAGCCGAATGGTACCTGGAAAAATATCCGCATATAATATCACTGTTTGATACCATATTACAAACAACCGATTTTGCCTGTCGGGTGTCAGATGAACAATCGGTGGAATCACCAATAAAATCAGAGCAATCAGAACCACATGAAAACCTACCTACCACAAATTGAACGCCGCATTTTAGTACGGCCGAACCAAACATTCGGCATACTCAATTACGACATGGATAACGCCTATCCGCAGCGTATGCTGGAACTGGTCGCCTGTTCTCCAACCGCTAAAGATTGCTGGAACAAGCGCGCGAAATTCATAGCTGGTAATGGTTTCGAAGAACAAAATTTGGGAAAACAGATTGTTAACGAAAAAGGCTTAACACTTGCCAAACTGTTAAAAGCCATTGCTACCGATAAAGCGCTATTCACCGGTTTTGGCATCCATGTAAATTATAACGCGAACTACAAAATAGTTTCGGTTAACTATATCAAATACGAGGATATCCGCATGGGTGATACGGACGAACCGGACACAGCTAATAAATACGCTATTTACTGTGATTGGGGCCGGAAAACCTGGAAAAACATCATGCGCGGCAAGATCACTTTCCTGGATAAATACAATCCTGACCCTGTTGTCATCAAACAACAGGTAATTGATGCCGGTGGATGGGATAATTACAAAGGCCAGCTCCTTTATTTCAATTCCGAAGTGGACGATTACCCCCTGATAGAGGCCGACAGCGTTTGGGAGGATTTTGAAACCGAAGCAGGTATCAAAATATTCAATAACCGCGAGGTAACAACCGGTTTCCTTCCTTCGACCATGCTATTTATGCAGGCCCGGCGCGAGGAAGCCGATAACAGTCGCCCCGATAGCGATGAGCCGCATTATTACAACAGGCCGTCACAACTGGAGCAGGATCTCGGCTCATTCCAGGGAACAAAAAGCTCGCAAAAGATCATCGTGATTGAATACGAGGACCAAAATTCCAAACCTGAATTTAAGCCATACGCCATTCAGAATAATGACAAGTTGTTTGAAGCCACAGAAAAATCCGTTGAAGCACGCATCATCAAAGGATTCTCCGTTCCCAAAGAATTGATCAATTCCGAAAACACCTCCGGACTAAGCAATGGCAGCGAGAAAAAAGAAGCGATACGGGAATTTAACGACAACACCGCCGCGGACAGGCTCGAGCTTTCCGAAACCTTTGCCGAAATATTCAGTCGCTTCTACACCAATATCAACCCATCAGGCAACTGGAATATCATCCCCGTACCCGCCAATGTAGCAGATGATAATGCAGGCATCACAGCCGGCAAAAGCCTGAATGAACTGTTGATTGCCCAAATCCCGGCTGAAAATAAGATAGCGGTGCTGATCTATGCCTACGGCTTTAAACAAGCGGAGGCTGAAGCGATGGTAAGATTGTGAATGGATAAAGGCACCCACATAAGTCTGCGCCTCAAAAAATTCACTCATTCACTCAATCACTAAATAAAAAATGTCCCAAATTTACCTGATCGACCAGATCACATTTCAGAATTACGAGGATCTTTCTGTAAATATAAAACCCGAACGCATCAAAGTATTCGTAAAAAAAGCCCAGGAACTCGACCTCAAGCCCTTTTTAGGTTATGCGCTGTATTATGACTTCATCCAATATTTCAATACCGATGGCACCCTGCAGGATAACACCCCTCAACCTTACAAAGACCTGCTCAACGGCTCCGAATACCTCGACCAATACGGCCACGTAGTATTGTATGAAGGCATATTGCCCATGCTGGTTTATTTCACATTCGCCCGCTTTATCGAAGCCGACGCGATACATTATACCGCTACCGGCCCCATCATCAAACACCATGATAACGGTGATACGCTCTCCCCTGCCGAGATCACCAAATTGGTACAGCAGCAGCGCAGTGTCGCAAACGCCCACGCAAACGAGGTCGAAAAGTTTTTGTGGGATAACCGCGCCGATTTCCCGCTTTGGAACTTCAATGGTAAAAACCGCAGCGCACGTCAATCAGGGCCGCGCATTAGGGGAGTAGATAAAACAGACTTTAATTATCCCGGCGATAGCTACCAAAATAATGGCTGCATACCGCTAAATGAATTTTTAAACTAATGGCAGATAAAACAATAAGCCAGTTACCCGTTGCATCAGCTATCGGCGCGACTGATATATCGGTATTGGTGAGCAATAACGTAGATTACCAGTTTGATTTCACCCTGCTGTTGCAGTTTATCACCGCAAACCTAAGCACAGGAGCGGCGATCACTTTCGGCACCGGCGTACCCCAAAACACAGCCGGTAAGAATGGCGATGTATTCTTAAAAACCGACACCTCCGCGTTTTACCAAAAATTAAACGGGACCTGGGCATTGGTCTTTACAATAGCCGCAAGCACAGGCACTGGAAGTACGCTGCTCTATGGTTTAGGTGTGCCGGGAAGTATCATCGGTGCCGATGGCGATAGCTATATCGATACCTCAACCGGCATTTTCTATTTACGAACCTCTGGCACCTGGGCGCAGGCATTCTCTATGCAAACCGGTCCACAAGGGCCACCGGGAACAGCCGGTACTAATGGCACTAACGGAACAAACGGCAATACCATCCTGCATGGCACTACCAACCCCTCAAACCTAACGGATGGCGTAAACGGCGACTATTACATCAACCTGTCTACCTATTACTTCTTCGGGCCAAAAGTGGCCGGAGTTTGGCCTGCCGGGATCAGCCTGATCACAGGTATTAGTGAAAATACGTATAATGTACCATTTTCGGCAGTCACAGGCTTAACCATCAACTGGCAGGCCGATATTATAACCGGCACCATATCCTATGCAGCTTTCTTAGGTAACATCCTTTTCAAACGGCCCACAGTTTATGCCGAAACCACGAATACCGACGGCACTTTTACCGAAACCGCCATCGACTACAACCTAACCATTACCCTTAGCGCCGACAAAACCCAAATTCTCACCGTAATTTTTGATTGGGGAACCACCCAAACAGGCACCATATCTTTTTAATATGAAAAAATACATCCTCACCCTCCTATTAATCCTCGCCGTAATGATCTCCTATGGCCAGTCCGACCCCGCGCCAACGGCACCGGCCAACGCGGTTTCAATTCAGGGCTTTGCAAAAATTAACGGAGCCGATACCGTACACACCGGCTACCAATCCGGCTTTGGCTTTATCGACCTCGCCGGCCGCAGCTGGACAAGTAAAAATTTTGCTTCGCTGCTGGTTCCAACTTCAGTCAAAACAGCCAACTACACAGCCGCCGTTCGTGATCTTGTATTAGTTAATACCACATCCGGGGTAATTACTATTACTTTACCGGCAAAGCCTGTGGATAAATCCTTAATAGCCATTAAGCACATTATCCAGGGCGGAGCAAATACAGTCACCGTAAGCGCCGGAGCCACCGATGTTTTCAACCAAACCGGCGGATCAACATCCATCACCTTAAAAACACTCAACCAGGGCGTATTGCTCCAATATTCATCAGCCGGTATTTGGTACGTCCTTTCCGATGATTTGCCGCTCTCCAGTTTGGATCTGCGCTACGCTAACGCCCTCACCACATCTGCCGGAAGCGCGCCGACTCTGATAAATGGCGTGCTTAACATTCCGCCGGCAAGCAGCAGTTCCGGGACGGTTAGCAGCGTTTCATCTGCTAACTCCGATATTAGCGTTGCTACAGGTACTACAACACCTGTCCTTACGCTAAACAGCGGTACAGGTGCCAACCAAATCGTAAAACGCGATGCAAGCGGCAACCTTAACGCTACCACTGTAACCACCAACGCCAACCTCACGGGCCCGGTAACCAGTGTCGGCAATGCCACTACCATCAATAATATCAATGGAATAACGCCAACCTATTACGACCCTACCAGCAGCATTCAAACACAATTAAACGCTAAACAATCCGAATTAACGCTTACTACCACAGGAGCAACCGGAACTGCTGCTACCCTTACAGGTAATACATTAAATATTCCTACGCCAAGTTTAACCTACGGAAGCTATACCCAAAACAACCTCGGCTCTACACTAAGCGATGCGATATTACTGCAAAACACCACAGCTGCAATATCCGGTACCGGCCAAAGCTCACCCGCCACACATTGGAAGGGAAATGTTTGGTCAACATCGGCATCCGCAAGCAAAAGCGTTGATTTTTACGCCAATATTTTACCTTACCAAAATGGCCCAGGTGCTGGTTACTGGCAATTGCTATCGTCGTTAAATGGCTCAACACCAGCACAGGTTTTTAGTGTGGATAATTCCGGTTCTGTCTTTTGCGCCGGCTACTTCTACACCCCGCAAATGGTGCAAATAGGGCAAGGCTTACAAGTTACCGGCGGCACGACTTATAACCTTACTATTGCTGACCCGCAATACAGTAACGGAGCTTCCACAAATTCAGGTTATGCTTTTGCAGGTTCTTCATCTGTTGTATCAAGGATAATTTTTAATAGTATTAGCTCTGGTAAGCCAGCAAGTTTATCCAGTGGTCAATCTTATGCCAGTGAAATATTTGCTATGTCTCCAGTAAACACAACTGCATCCACCACAAATCCTTGGATAGTTAATGCATTAATCAATTCAAATACAATAACTTTAGGTTCAGGTGCAAGTGTTAATAATACTTCAAATTTATTTGTTAATTATCCATCGAATGTCGGCACCAACAATTACGCCTTATATGTTGCAGGCGGCCCAAGCGGGTTTGCAGCCGTCAGCGTTCAAACCCCTACCGGTTCAGCAACCGATAGCGTCGCTACTAAAAGCGGCACCAGCGGTAATTTAGGCGCGGTACCAATATCCAACTTCATCACTACTTCCGCCGGCCGCATCGGGCAAACTACATTGGCTGCAGGAACCAAAACCATAGCCATAGCAGGTTTAACCACCGCAAGCAAAGCATTCCTGTCCTTTGTCAGCGCCGGCGGCACAGTTTCAACAACCTGGCAATACGCGGGTGTTTGCACGGCAGGTACATTAACCATAACCGCGTTAACTACCGGCAATTCCACCAATACCGCCGATACCTCCACTATAAACTATAATGTGATACAATAAAACTTAAAAA